GATAACCGCATCACTCAAACATCTCAATTTGATGTAGTCAGGTACAGCGTAAGGCAGCCAGATGGGTTTTATGGTCTGCCCCGAGTGGATTCTGTGTACCATTGGTATCATGCTGATGGACTGGATGCTGTGTGGATGGCTGACATTCCTCAAGATATAAGTCCGCCCGTCAGCCGGTTGATCTACACTGTGGGGGGCTGTTACCGATCCCTGTATGAGGACGGATCTGATAATGTTGTCCGCACAAATTTCGGGGGTGGTGAGCTTCGCCTTCGCATCAATGGAGTACTGGTAGCTTACAGGAGGATAAACATCAGTAGCGGTGGATCCACAGCTTTCAGGACTTGTACCCCAGATGCTTCCCCAGATGCTTATGAACCGGTGAATGCAGCTGGTAGAGTAGATGACGTGGCTGCAATTTCAATCATACCTGGCAAGTACTTGAGTTGTAAGTGTAGCAATCGATCACTAATTTCAGGGTTGAATGTGCCAAGCAGGCCTACCTCTGGATTTGATATTCTGCAACAGATGTGGCATGGATATGGGTCGCTTCCATCTAAATTGCAGCTATTCGGCTTGACCAATGCTGTTGTAGGTGATGCACCTATTCCCAGGAGCCAGAATACTAACAGTGGTGGTGGTGGTCAGAGTGGTACTGCCAACGACAGCCTCAGTGCACCTGATGCTGCATTGGACACCACAGCACCAATTGGTGACTGAGTGAAGGTTTCTAGGCCCATCAGCCACTATTCGGGAAGTGATAGGCCCATGGGTTGGAGAGTGAATGCAATAAGTGGGAAGAACGTGCCCTTAACCCAATGGTACAAAAACGTTTCCGGTCAACCTTTGTCAGAACAACAATATCTGTTTCTGAGCCAGATATACGAGAGTAGAATCTGTGATGTTGAAAATTTCAAGTTGTGGCATGATCATAGCTTCGGAGGCGTGTACCCTGAGAAATTGTGGTTTGATTTGGTGACTGAAAGGCCTGACTTGATCAAGCACTCTGAGTTGTATGCTCTCAAGAATACGCGGCTCAGGCGTGCAGAGGGCACGTGTGTATACGATGCTAAGGAGGGGTATGAGGCAGTTGACAGTAGTTTTCCTAAACGGCGGATGCCGGAAGGTAAGGGAGGTGGTATCATACTGATGTACAGTGGTGGGGGTAAGAGCCACTTCGTCACGACCCACCCTGGTTGCCGCGTCCTGGATGGCGACCACTTGGTGAAGTTTCCTACCGGATGGCCTAGTGACAATAACCTTCGCAAGCAGGTGATGAACCAGTATGAGAACAACCTGATGCATGCTGCATTAGATGGACACACTGTTTTGGTAAACATTAATGACAATAAGATCATTGATAGATGGATGCGCGTGGGCATTGTCGTGGGCTTTGTTCCTGTGACATGTAAGTCCCTGAAAGATAGGAAAGTGAGGGGGGAACTTCGTCCTGACCAAGTTAGTAAGATGCACAACCTCGACACTTGCCAGAAGGCTTGGCGTGACAGAGGGGTTGAGGAGATCGCTACAATTGACGACGCAATAGAACGAGCTAAATTGGGAAAGCGCAGTTTTAGGACAGGGGGTTTTGACTCATTGACCAAACTGTTGTACAAGAACCAATACAATGTTGATGAACATAGCTGGCTGGTTAGGAGAATATGGCCCACCACTAGCAAGATGCTGCAGGAGAGGGAACAGGTTACACCTCCTTTGGCCATCGCTCTGGCACAACAGCAAATACAAGATGGACTAGTGAGCCATGGTCTAGTGATCAAGGTTTGTCGTTTGTGTGTGGGTTTTGGTGGCCAAATGCTAACCAATGTGGTCATGTGGTGCTGTGGCCTTGATGGAGGTTGGCATGAGATGAACAGGATACAAGAGGAATTTGGTTTTTTCAATGGTGATCTCAGACAATTCATGGAAACCACTAAATTGTTCCACAGCCTTATCAGAAACACAGATGACGTTGGTTGGTTTGGTGGCAAGTTCACAGCGGACCATTATATGTATTTCAATCTACTACCAGGTAGGTACTTCTTTTCTCACCTAAATTTCAGAGATGAGCTCACAAGCAGGACTCAGGAGGCTAGACCGATAATGGATTCTGTTTACGACCAACCCACAGGCACATTTGAGAAATTGGTGGAAAATGTTGTCGACTATTTGAGCAACCTGTACGCAGAAGGCAGTGTCGCGCAGGCAAGCACTACATTAGAAACCTTCTGCGCTGATTTTCTGACTTGGAGTACGTCAGGCAGTGCCCCCAACCGTGGACTGGAGTTGGTTATGCCTGATGGATCCAGTATGAGGAGCAGCGGTGGAACCAAATCTGCTCAGTTAAACCAGATGGGTGCCCAGGGTGTACTGGACTGTTTAGGCAGCAGACCCAGCTGTGTGGGTACCCCTACCTACAAATTTGAACCTGGTAAGTTGCGAATGTTGTTACCGGGACCGATGTACCATTGGGTAGTAGAATCTATTGCACTGTGGGGGGGTGAAGGTCACGTTCTCCGAGGAGTGCCTGAAATAGCTCTCGAACAGAACAGCTACATTGAATTCGTACAAATGACGAATCGCCTAGCAACTACAGGCAGCATGATGGCTAGGGCCTGTAGTGACTACGCTGATTACAATATACTGCACACATTTGATCGGATGAAGAACCTCTGGCGCAGTCATGCTCGTGCGCTAGATGTGAGATTGGGACTGGAAGCCAATCAGACAACAACTGATGGGCAGAGCATGTTGAATTTTGTGCGTAAGGCCTGCCGCTGGGCTGCCGCTGCGTTGAATGACGTGCAGGCTAAGATAGATGATGACACATACATTAGGCTGGTTCGTGGTCTGTGGACAGGTTGGCGGAGCACAATGTACATAAATGTGACCTTCAACTATGCTTACACTACAGCCCAGCGTCTCATGTTCATCAAGAAATTCGGGGTAGACCCATTGTCACGCTACAACGTTCTAGGCGATGACATGGAGGGGGATTCACCTTCTCTGTGGACAGCCTTAAAGTTTGTCAGCCTCATAGATCCTCTTGGTCTAGACGCTCAGGCGAGTAAACAAATGGTGAGCATGCGACGAGCTGAGTTCTTAAGGTTGATGTACCGCGATGGAGAGACAATCAGCGGTAGTTACTGTCGTGGCATCACTGGGTTCACGTCAGGTGATACTCAAACAAGCCCTCGCTATGCAGGGGTCAAAGCCACCCAGAATGTGTGTAGTGGCATCAATCGATTGATAAGGAGAGGAGGTGAGGCAGAACGTCTTGAGAAAGCCAAGTCGCTCTTGGTACGGCATTGGAGTGCAATCAGAGTGGGGAACAACATTTACAGACCCAGCGCTGATGTGTTGCGCTCACCCACCTGGATGGGTGGCATGGGTGTGTGTCGCCATGATGGACGTGATGCGCGATTTGTTGCAGTTAAGAGCGCACGGACTAGAAAGCCGCGGTTTAGCCAGAAAAACTCACAGCTTTCCAAGCTCATGATAAAGAAAGGTTGGCACCTCGTTAGAGATTGGAACTCAAATTTCATCCCAACAAGTTCGGATGTGGATATGAGCGTCATGGCAAGCATCACACCGGCAGCGGTGAAGAAGGAGTATGTTACGATGGAACGTGAAGACACAATTGCATACTATAGACAGCGGGGAGTCAAGTATAAACAAACAATCGTTCCTCAGCTGTGGGAGAAGTTCCACACAACCCACCGGGCATTGTGTGACAAGGCTCCCACATTACCCAAGGTGGCTTACAAACCTAATGATTGGTGGAAGGGACTGGTTAGGGATGCGATGGGACCATTAGCTGCCCACCCCCAAGCAGAGCGCCTTATGGGTCGGGCAGGACCCCAAAAACTGCG